GGATATTATATTTTTTTAGTTTTTGTTATACAGTAACTAGCCGAAACCACCAGGTTAAGGTCAGTTACTGTATAACAAAATATGATAGAAATAAAGGAGAGGTAATTATATTATACAAGAAGAAAGAGGACGTTTCAAGCGCCCTCTTTTATTTTTCGCAAAACTGACCGATATTCTCGCGGATACATTGCTTCTATAGCTTTCATGTGTTCGTCAAGCACGCGTAATAAGTGCTCAAAGTCTGCTTTCCGAGCGATTTCTTTAAATTCAGAATCTGGCTCGGAACTGTAAGAGTAGTATGATGTGTTGGAAGATAGTTGGTTCGGTTGTTGATTGCTCATTAAATTGTTGCGTACATTGTATAAAATCGAAAGCCGTTCGCAAGTGGCGTAGGTTGTTTTTCCTGCCTCTAATGCCGCAATTTCGGCATTGATTTCGTCCATATTAATCATTGCGGCACCCCTTTCTTTTATCGGTCTAATTCTGCTAATGCCCTGCCTAATGCCGCCTGTTCTGCACTAGACAGATTGCCGTCATGCATCATGTCTTTAATAGTCTCTTTTACCTGCATTTTTGCATCATTGTAAGAGTAATGGCCCCTCACATAATGCTGACCTCTACGAGCGTTGCTATAGTCGTCGTAATCCATGTCAGGATAACGCCCGCGACTGTATCTTCCTGACGTGTCCCAGTCGCCGCCACGGCTGTATTCGCTACCACCTTCCAGATACATAATCTTGTCGATGTTTTTAATCGTGTCTGTCAGTTTGTGGACTGCCTCCAAATCCCCGGCGCTCATATCGCCTTTATTTGAAATCTCGTCCAGCTCTCTGCACATCATTTTTTTTAATTTGTGTAATGATTCCATTTTTTGCCCTCCTTTACGCTACTCTCTCGGCGATTAAATTGCTATTGGCTATACTAATTGCCTGTGTAGATGTATTTTCGACTGCGATCGTTATGCAACACCCGCGCGGAACGTCAATAAATGCCGCCGTAAATACATTAAAATATTCGCCTGCCGCCGCAGGTGTTACGATTGCTGTCGCACTATTTAATGGCTCTCCGGCGATTGCCAAGGCAATAGAAATAGGTGCCACAGTTCCACCGGCAGGTATGGCGATATTAGCCCCGAAACTGACCTTATAGCGTGCACGACACTGATTTGTAAGACCTCTAAGGGTCACAATTCCTGCCCCCTCCCGGTGCGCGATACAGCTACCGCACTTTACGGTTGTCTCTGTGAGCGGTAAATTCTGCCCCGCTGCCACGGTTACGATATTGCTATTAGTAAATTCTGCCACGTTATCACTCCTTTTTTAATAATAAACGGCGGAACGATTGCCCCGCCGCTATAAGCATCATCGGCACAAGCCGAACAATCCCGTCAACGCAGGAAGCTGCTAATTATAAAATTTTAGCATCCGCAACCGGTATTGCACCCACAGTTACCGTACTGATATGGTGCGGAAACCGGAAAAGCCGGCACCGGTCTAGGGTTGTAGTAAGTAAACTGTCCCTGCATATACGCCTTTAAGGTTTCATTCTGTGATGCCTGAGAAGCCGCTAACTGTGCCGCAAATAACTGCTGATTCTGCTCGGCAATCTTAGCGTCCTTAGCTTCGATTCTCTGCGCTGTGAGGGCATCGAGGATAGCTCTAGCGTTGTTATTCTGGTTGTCAATGATGTCTCTTGTGTTGTTTGCGTTGTTAAAGTTTGTCTGGCAGAAGCCGTTTGTAACTTCCTGCTGTAATGCATTGGCGTTCATTGCCATGTTGTAGTTGACGCCCGCAATAGCCTGTTTGTTATCACAACAGCACTGCGCTAACTGTGCCTGTAAAGCATTAAAGCTCTGCATATCTGCGATCTGTCCCTGCTGGATTGCATTTCGTGTATCGTAGCCGTTCTGCTGGATTGTGCTATTTGTTCCTGCAAATCCGTTGAGCAGAGAGGTGTTCATTGCATAAAATCCGTCACAAATACCGGTGTTGATAGCATCACCCTTGCGCTCAAGGGAGGAAATGCCGCTATCAATCTGGCGCTGTAAGGTTGCAAAGTCAGAAGCTAATACATAGTTATCTGCCGCGCCTCCGCCACCGTTATTCCATCCATTTCCGTTTCCCCATCCACAGAAGATGAAAAGGAAAAGAATGATAATCCACCAAGCACCGTTACCCTCGCCAAATGCGCCGTTATTGTTGCCTGTGACTGCCGCCAAATCTGCCGGACTCATTCCGTCTGTTGTTAATCCCATGAAATCACTCCTTTTTATTTATTTATTTAAAACCCTTTAAAAGGTTTTGAAACTGTGTTGCCATGCCCTGCAACTGGTTGTACTGTTGCTGGCTCATTTGCCCGCTATTTAGCAGGTTTTGCACTTCCTGCTTCGGGTCCCCTTGAAACTGCTGTCTGAACTGCTGAAACTGCTGTATCATCTGCATTGGATTGAGATTCATTCAATACCCTCCTTCTTAACGTCTCCATTTGCCTTTCTAAGGCATTTAATCGTTCCTCGTAGTTAGTTGGTTGGCTAGACTGTGAAAGCTCCGCTGTGGGCGAATCTGTGCCTTTGCGCTTGTATTCAAACACCTCTAAAAACGGTCTGCCCGTCTGGTCTGCTCTTTTTTCGTAAAAAATCGGTGCCTGGCTGTCCCACAGGCGGACAAAAGAGTTTGGTGCTACTAAATACGCCTCCGCCGCGCCCTGCCCCTGCACCCAAATCCGCTCATCGGGGTTGGTCTGCTGTTGCATTTGTTGTGGTGGTGACTGCTGTTGTTTTAGTCGATTTAGTTGGTCAAGATAATCCGGTTGTGGATATTGTGCGTACTGTGGATACTGTTGTGGATACTGTGGATAACCGAACATTTATTTTCCTCCTTCCCTCCAGTAATATATTGGTGTCATTGCTCCGCTGTCCCACGTATCGTAGTAATTGCCGTCAATTACCGCTATAACGTGCCCTGACAGTGCTAATATATAAGCCCCTTCCGGGTGGCTGTTTGCAAATTCCGATACAGTGCAAGTCATGTACTCATCGGGGATTATGTAGCGATTAAACCCCTTATCTTTGAGGTATGCACCCCACACTGCATTAGCTGAGGGCATATCTGACAACATTAAGCCGTACAGGGCAAGTTGTATATATGTTTCTTCCCACGTTTGCTTTGTAGCTTTTGAGATAGCGCGCACGGTGCAATCTCCCACTTTTGCCGCCGCTGGGTTAGGATTCCAATATTGATACATTTTTTTGCCCTCCTTATAGTTTTATTATCGCAAAAAAATAAGCGTGCCACCACGAAGGCAACGCGCTTATTTCTCGCATGATTTTTAGTTATCTTTAGTTTCTTAAAGGCTGTTTATGTACGGGATCGTGCCGGGAACTAACAAAATTTTTTCCACAGCACAACTCCACAGCCCTTGTAATCCTCTTGTGCTTATATCCATTTTCTCGGCGGCTTGCTCCTGCGTTAATCAAAAAGCAAGTACTGTACAGTTTCGCGCTCCCGTAAAGTTAAGCAGGCGCACGACAAGGCGTAATCAATAAATTGTTTATCGCCTAATTTCCAGAGTTTTTTTATCAAACTTCTGTTCACTGTATCACCTCAACACGCAAAAATTACGTAAATTTATTTCATTTTGTCCAGTCCCAAAATCGCTCTAACTTTGTCCGGGAGCAAATCAGGGTTAATTTTGCCGATGTTTTCCACGATGGAACCAAGCTCCATCAGAATGATGTAAACGCACACGCCTGCGGCAATAGGTACCTGAAAGCCCAAGTCTACATATTTCTGGGCGTAGTCGATAAGATACGCAAGCACTACGAGCATAATAGAGCCAAATTTATGATACAATCCTTTTCTCATTTCTGAGGATTTCCACTTGTGGTTGGCACAGGCGGCTACTCCGCCACTAGCCAAATCAAAAACTACAAAAATACAAGTTATTAAGGGTAACATGATATCTACCATCTCCATTTCTCCTTAAAAATTATTTTTCTTTTGTTTTTATAAATTAATTAAAGCCCTCTTTAGTTAATCAGTTTCCGTTTTCGATTCTTCTTCCTTATTAACATCCATCAGCTCATTGTACTGTTCCTCCGTGATTCTCCCAACTGCAAAAAACACATCAATCTTATTTTTTAAATCATCTGTAAGTCCATTTCTTTCTTTAAGTTTTAATAATGTTCTATATAACATAATCATACCTCCAATTCTGTTAATGCTACTGCGTATTCGCTGTTAACGTAAGCTTCTGCGGACGTGGTATCCATGTCATAGATGTAGTCACGGTTGTCGCTTAGTTGCTTCTTCACGTAGTTCCAACCGTTAGCCATTGAGATAGGGTAATTGAATGTAGTGCAGCCGTCTAGTTGGTCGGATGTGATGAATATGTTGGTTACGGGATGCTTGGTCTTGAGCGCTTGCAAGGATTGGATTTGCTCGGATGTTAAATCTTCTTCTATTGGTGTAGCAAGCTCGTATATTATTTCTGCGTTTAATCTAGTATATTGTTCTAATGTTGCGTATCCGTCCAATCTCATTCTTAGGCTATTAGAGCCATCGCTAGAAATTCCAATTTGACTATTGCTTGTCGTGATTGAATTAAACTGTACTAAATTACATAGTGCAAATACTTCAGTAATTGTCTTTGGCTTCGCACTAGGAAGATTGTAGGTGTAGAACGGACTACTACTACTACTTAACCTACCATTTTTGCTTAAAGGTTCTCTCTTAATACATCTCAAAACTTTTCCACGCTCTACATCTATATAATCGCTTACATACTGTTGTCCATCAATTGTGACGTTGCCATTACTTGCTACAGGAATGGCGTTGAGAGTGTATGGGAGGGTGACAGTCTGAGATTTTGTCCCATCTTCATTTGACACCTTCACCGTCGGGTTCACCACGCTCTTAATCTCAACTGGATTCTCTAGTGATGGTGTTCCATCCTGTGATGATTTGCCATATATCATCATATCTTGAATTTTGCCATTGTCAGAATCGGCAAGATGAGTTTCACCCTGATTCGATGCATAGAACTTTGTAATTTTGTTGGATAAATCTTCCTTTAGCAAACCAATTTCTTTCTTTAGCGGACCAAGATCTCCTGTTGTTCCCCTACGTTTTGAGAGTGCATACGCCTCATCTCCAGTTAAACCACTTTTTTCTCATGTCATATGCCTCCCTAAAGTAAAAACCACTTGCTATCAGGGGCATAAAAGCCATATAATTCCCCTGTGTCTACGCATAACGCCGTTGAACCACTTGCAACATAATGAGGTAATTTATCTACTTCGGAAGACTTCCCCCAGTAATATCGCTTGGTTCCGTCTGCATCTATGCAATCCCAGCCGCCTAAATCGTGTATAACATCTCCTTTACGGTATGTCTGTCCATCAATAATTATTGTTCCACTAGCTATCATGCTCTCGCCTCCTTATGCATAAATTGTATCAGATATCCTCTGCGTCTTCGTATTCCGAAAGTGTTTTGAGATACTTATAAGCATCTTCAATAGTCATATTCTCTTCATACTCTTTCTCATATGTAACAGCGGCTCTGTACGGTCTGTCACCGTTGCTTTCCATAGCTCTACCAATCTCATCTACATAAGATACTACAGCTATTGAATCATGACTGTTGATTGTAGATTGGATATATAATATTCTGTGATAATTAGTAACTACGCCATCGCTTTGACGGATTTCTTTTTTTAAAGCCAATTTTATTCCTCCTATGAGAATGTTATCTTAATATTAGCATAGATGCCGCAAGGACTATTGTTTGTAACATCTGTAGTATTTGGCATTGTTGCAAATATATGGAGGCAGCCTCCATTAAGCGTTGAGTGTATAGCATATTTGCTAGGTTTGACATATTTTGTTGACGAGCCACCATACAAATACTTATTATTTTCTCGGACCATAAGCCCTCCCACACTTGTTACTGTTACCGTCGGGTTCCCAATCATTGGTTTTGATAATGGAATTATAAAAATGACATCCTTGCCGGAACTCGTAATATATCCAGCAGTACCAAAAGTTGCACTGATCGAATCGCCAGCGCAAAAATATGGTCTCCAAGCCCCTAAATAGGTGGATAAATATATTCTCCCTGCATCCAACTTTATTACGTCCGAAGACACAATCTTTGTATTAGAGTTATCAGCATATATCCCATTTCCAATGCTTTCGTACAAATCAGTATAGGATGTTCCACTTTTTACAGATAACGAGAGACCCATATTATCTTTTGCACTATCATAATATAATTCAAGCGCAGCCTTACCACCGGCATTAGTATTACCTGCATCTTTTGTTTGCTGTGTTGATACAACAATGTTGTTTTGTGACTTTACGACCGAGCCAGCGCCACTATAAACAGGGTCTCCGTCTTCATTCACTACTTTAATATCTGTAATTCCAAATCGTACAATTTCGCTGTTATTGTTGCGCACGCACATTCCATTTGCGTCAAGTAACGCGTTCTGTCCAAGCGTATTTCCTCGCATATCACCGACAACTAATCCAAGTCCTTCGATATATTTCATGAAGTTGGTTGCAACTTTAGCAGCCTCTGCTATCTTGTCTTCCTGACTGCTAAAGTTTTCCTCAGTAATATCTTTAAAGTTCTCGTAGGATTTCTTTACCTTAGTAGCTGTCTTATTCGCTTTAATTGCAACAGAGTCATCCGTAGGTGGTGCTGTAATGTTTCCTGTTAACCATGCTTTTCCGCCGCTGACACGGATTTTTACTGTGTCACCTGTCTTACAATTAATCGCCATCTGTGCGGGGGTTTCATCTGCTCCACCGTCAATGTGGACATATGCTGTTTTTTCGTCAACCCGAAGGACTTTTGCAACCGTGTCGTAAGGCTTTGTTTTGCTTTCTTTCATTGCCGAGGCAATCTCTTTTATGAAATCATTCAATGCTCTCTACCTCTTCCTTTGTCCGGCATCCATGTTCAAGCGACAAGGATTGTGATGTTATTCTGAATTTTCCAGTAAGGCCATGTCTCGGATAATTTAGAAAGACCACATCTCCTAAAAGAACGTCCTCGAAAAATCGCCGGCTGTACTGTATCGTTCTGGCAGGATTCTGCAATTCTTTTAGTTTTCTAACGGCGTATGCCGCTATGTTTTCCCCAGAGGATAATTCGACGCCTGTTTCTGATTTCCACACTTCCCTACCACGATTTACCGTTGATAAAAAGCTATCTGGACTATCATCCCTTGCAATAGCCGCTCCGTAATCATCGTGTATCGCCATGAAACAATTTGGTGTATCGTACCAATTAAATGTGTCTGTTACGTCGCACTCCACGATGTCATTTGCGTTGATTCCCACTGTAAGACTGCTATTATTATCATTTGCACAGATAACAATACTTCCATCACCAAGTATTCGTATTCTCCATCCAATAGCATCTAATATGTGTAACGTCATCGTGAGCCTTGTTTCTCCATCTTCTGCAACAATATTCTCTGTAGTAATCGGGGATGTTCCCTCGACATATACGGGGGCAGGAATGCAATCATTAAGCAGATTTTTAATCTGTTTTGCTCCGCTACCGGCTGGTGCATAATAACCACGCGGCAGAATTACATCATCTGCCGGCTTGAGAACAGAATAGCAGTCAATGTTGTAAGTCTCTCTCACACCATCAAGTTTTCTTTCCGGGAAGGCAGTCAAGCCGGTAAATAGTGCTACTTTTGCTCCTGACCCTCCCTGTATAGCCTGTAGGTAAATGCGGACCCAGCACTCATTGTCTGTTATCTTTTCTGTCATTGTGACGGAGGCAGATTCTCTTAAATCTGACGTGCTGTCTCGGTCAATACTGCCCTCAGTAAATTCAAATTCTTGCTGGTCTGTCCACGTCTTGGGGTCAACTGTCGTCAAAATATATCTTGCTGAAAATCCTTTGCTCCAATCCATCACATCACCTCGCTAGGATGCTCTGCACTCCACTGCTCTTCCGTCACAGCATCCAGTTCTTCCGAATCCACTTTTTTAATCGTTAGTGAGAAATCTGTCCGCATTTTGTTATCGTGGTCTTTTTTCTCCGACACCTGTATATCACAGGAAAATGACGAGCCGTCCGGTGTCCTAACGTGGCATATTCCGGGATACGTTGCGAGCCGCCTCATTTGCTCAATCATCGTTGGTTCTGTTAGTGAGATACTTACTGCATCAATTTTTAAATCACGAGTGACTGCTGGGTTCCAATCGCCTTGCACAGAGCCCCCAAGGTATACCGTCCTCTCAAAATCTTTATCCCACGAATTATCACAGTCAATGTTATACTGGATTTCGATAGATTCACCGTCAAAATCAATGATTGCCTTTTTATATTCGATGGAAAAATCGCTATATAACCATGCAAACGAACTATCTGACGTTATATAGTCACCGTTGGCGGTTTTATTTACAACCAGTATGCCGCCGTACTCATTTAACGCCGGGTACGGGTCAACATATTTCTGGCCATAAACCCCATTTTCCAGAATCAATTCCGCTCTGTCTACACTCATCCGGTATAGGTCAAATGTATCCCCATCAGCATATGTAGTTGGTTTAGCAACGACAATACTCGCTGTTTTGTTGTCTGCAATCGTATTTACAGTGGCCGTTGGTACTTCCGGCTGATGTTTCCACCGTACAACAAACGGTATCTTTTTTTCTGCCACATGGTCATAAATATCTGTAAATGCAATCTGTATGCTGTACCTTGCACCGTCATCCATCTGCCCGATCAGGTCGCTTAAGCCAATAGCGTAGCTGTCTGTTTCGTTGCCAGTAAAACTAGCAATAATTTCATTGGCAAAATGTTGTTCCTTTAATCCGTCCGGGCGCAGAATATAATAATCCTCGTCCCTGACAATCGTTACTTTTGCTGTGCCAGCAGAATCCCCGAAGGAAGGGACTATTGTTAATGGTAGCTGCTCTAAATAATTTGTTGTACCTTCCGATGATTCTGGTACTGTCTGGTCGCTCGTTTCCGTGGTAACATCGCCAGAATTATATGCAGTTGATTCCGAAACAAGATTTGTTGTCACGCTGTTTATCGCAGGTTTTGCAACAATTTCAACAGCCACAGAATCTGACCATGCCCCTTCCTTGCCTCCCTGTGCTGTAACCATTGCTTTTAAATAATGGATTTCTCCTACATTCCACAGATTGCTCAAAAGACCACTTGCAGTATAGATTTTATTAATGTTTTCAATCGTTTCCGATAATGTCTCCATGCCGGAAGACATCATTAAAACCACAACGTTTCCATCGTTACCTTTGACCGGTTCATCGTTAATCGCTTCTGCTATTTTTATGCTCGCTTTGCTGTTTCCGGTGTAGCCGACACTGCAAATAACTATATCGTCCATGGCAAGATAATTTTCTGTTGTTGCAAGCGTAGGAGTCGTTGGGGTCTCGCTTAGAGATACGGAAACCGTATCGGACCAAGGAGATAACACTTCCTCATCCCCGGACGTATCCCGCAATCTTACGCGAAAATAATATGTTTTTGCCGATTCCAGGGACCCGATGTGCCACGTTGTTTCCCTGTCCTCCACGTCATAAGTAGTTGGGGCGTCCGTACTAATCCATGCGTCCTCATGGTCTGCCCATGATATAGTAGCCGCATCTGCGTTTTTCCATGACCAATCCCATGTTAATTCTACGGTATCAGATGCTACCGCCATTGCAGTTATATTTTTCGGTGGGACTGCAATTTTTCTTGCCTCTGAGTAAATCCACCCTGACTGCATGAGGGGGCTAAGTTTGTAGGTGATGCCAGATGCTCCGTTTTGAGGTGTAGAAGTTCCGGTAAAATTCTTGAGGGCAATCTGGTATTCAGTGCCGCCGGAAACGTCCGGACACGTAACTGTGATTGTGCCCTCCTTGTCAGTGATCGCGATAACGCCTTTTTCCTCGTTGTCTATTTTCATCCAGATTGCTGTTTTGGCGTCAGGAACTTCTGTCTTTCGCTCAATGCTATTGATGGTAAGTGTTGTTCCTGTTGCCGATACCGTATCAAATGACGGGGATTTCAAAGCCCCTCGCGCCGCTACTCGTGGCTCAGAGTATGCATATTTTTTATCGTGCGTACTTTGCACCCTTGTCCACATGATCTGGTCTTCTGCTATGCCATCGTCTGTGTTAAAATCTGCTGACACTGTATAATCATGGTACGCAACAGTTACCCCCGTACTCCATGACGTGCCAGTGTACCTCTCCCCGCTTTCCGGCGTATCTATAGCGTATTGTAGCTCCATGGAATCCACAGGGCGGTCCCGCGGCGATGCCTGCACCCAGTTTGCCCATACATAGCGGCTAGAGGAGCCTATCTCTTTGCTCCCTGTACTCTGTATATTTGGACGCTCTGGGATGCTGTAATAATGGTATGCATAGCTCCAACCGGAATCTCCGGCACACCCTCTCGATTTTGCCCTTACAATACGGCAAAATGTCTTGTTTTGTGTCGGGGAACCATCCTCTGTTATCGCCCATGTGCCAGACGCTCCCGTATAGGATGCATTGGTAAAGCGAGCGTTTGCAATGGCGCCCTTATAGTTTGTCATTAATGCGGTCTGTACCTGCGTCCTTGCAAAATGCCTTGCATCATTTGCCTCGTATGAGGTATTCCAAGTAAATGTACCTTTATTTGCGCCAGTATCATCAAGAGAATAAGAAACGGAAGGGGCATTTGGTGCATAAATGGTAAATGTCTTTGTGGAATGTGCGGCTGTATAGGTATGCTTTTTATCACTTTTTGTTTTGCCCTTTACCTTAAACTCTATCGCATTTAATAATTTTGATGAGGCAGGATAATAATTTTTTGCATCAAGCGCGACTGTTTTTTTAGTTGCTGATTTCCCCACATTTATTTCTTTCCATTTTGTCCAATCCCACTTGGAAGCACCGGAATTTTTTGTATGTAGGCGGTACCACAGCCACTGCCCATCCTCATATTTTTTTGCCGGTATCTTCCAAGATATTGTAAATTTTAGATTGTCTCTCGATATAGACAGACCGCTGGGAGCAGCAGACTTTTTCTTTTTCTTTGCCATTATGCCATTTTCACCTGCCTTCTAAGCTCACTTGCCATCCTTCTTCCCCATTCTTCTGGGTTATCTGCACCGTTTACAGTTACATTAATAGTTACATCGTTTTTTGTTCCCCGTGTTGCCTCTCTAATGTCACTCATCAGCCTGCTACGACCGTATAGCATTTCGTCTCCCGCTTCTCCTGCTCCAAATAAGGTGGCATCAGAAAATACATATGGGCTTTCCATAGCCTTTTTATACCAGCTAATGTGGAATGATGGCAGAGATCCCTTTCCGCCAATACCAAATGGGGCCTTTCCGCCGGAAACACTTAAATGTGGTAAGTTCAGGTGTGGAAGAGACCAGCTAAACTTTAAGGCACTCTTAAATCGTCCAGGAAAGCTTTTTACAAGGGATACTGCCTTGGTAAAGATGCTCTTTACAGCTGACGGTATCTTAGTAAACGCCCCTTTAACAGCGGATAATATGCCGTTGCCCCTAAACGCCCCTTTGAATCCGTTTACGGCATTTTTAGCAGCAGTCTTTAAGAGCGATGGGAGATTTTTGACCCCTTTTATTATGCCAGTAACAATGTTTTTACCAAGTGAAAACCAGTTAAACGCTGTAAATACACTTACGATTGCTGTGATAATCTTCGGTAAATTAGCAATTAATAATGGAATCGCGCGAACTAAGCCAATCGCTAAATTTGTTATGATCGTTACTCCTGTTGCAAGGATTTTTGGCGCATTATCGTTAATAATGCCAGCCAAATTCGTTATGATTGTAGGTACATATGCAATCAATACAGGAATAGAATTAATCAGCCCTTGAGCAATATTCTGGATAAGTGTCAGGCCTGCATTTATCAATTTGCCTGCGTTGCTCCTCAATGACTCTGTAAATTGTGTCAGCATCGGCAACGCCTGCCCCAAAAAGGTCGGGATGCCCTGAGTCATGCCGTTAGCGATAGTCGTCAGCAAATTAACTCCGACCGATGTAAATACATTTAGCCCTGTGGAAATCGTAGAGGCAAGATTATTTAACAGTTGGCTGACAGCAGTTGTAATACTGCCAGAATTTTGAGTAACGCTTGAAATTAAACCGTTTATGAGGTCGCCGCCGATTTTTGTCAGCCCCGGCAACTGGCCGCTAAAATTAATCGCATCTTGCGCCAGTTTGGAAAGGGCGCCGCTTATGCCGCCAGATTCCATCGCCTCAGCTAATCCACTAACCTCGCTTGTTATACCTTTGATGGCACCACGGATAGTACCCGAAAATGTATTGTAAAAAGCAAGTTGCAAGCCTTCTGTAGCGCTAGATAGCAAGGTTATATCACCCTGCAAGTTATCTAACTGCGTAGCTGCCTGTTGTGCCGCGGAGCCGGAGGAATCCTGTATTCCTTTCCAAAATTTTTGCACAGTCGCATCACTCGATGCGGTCATTTTATTAAACGACTGTAAGCCTTGCGTTGTAAAAATCGTTGCAAGAGCATTGTTTTTTTGTTCCGCTGTCATACCCTGCAAAGAGCCATTAAGCTCGTCTACGAGGTCGTTAAAATCTTTTGCCTCGCCGTTTGACTTATAGGCGGATACACCTAACTGATCTAAAGCTTTTGATGCATCATCAGTCGGAGTATATAAGTCCGCCATTGCCCTATTTAATGCCGTAGATGCCTCGGAGCCTGTCACGTTCTGCTCTGCCAAGCGAAGTAAGGAAAGCGTGACACTGTCCGCCGCTTGACCGTAGTTTTTCGCTGTGGCAGCAGAACCGGAAAAAGCCTCTCCAAGGCCTCTTACGTCCGTATTAGCAAGAGTAGCACCCTTTGCCATCAAATCGGCATAGTAAGATGCGTTACTCATCGAGTCACCAAAGCCTTTTACAGCTCCGGCAGTATATGATGCCGATTCTTCCAGACTCATAGCACCGGCAGAGGCAAGGTTAAGTACCGTTCCGATACCGCTAATCTGCTCATCCGCCGACAAGCCAGCCTGAGCAAGGATATTCATTCCTTCCGCCGCTTCCGTTGCGGTGTACTTTGTTGTGCGCCCCATTTCCTCAGCCTTGGCTTTGACGTTCCCTATTTTGTCTACGGTTGTTCCCATGGTAGCTGCTACCTGAGACATTGCAGTATCAAAATTCATTCCGGCATCTATTGATGTTTTTGTAAATGCAACGGCGGCAGCAGAGCCGGCCACCATAGCTGTTTTAGCTACTTTCCCGACCGCTTTAAATGCCCCGCCGATTTTTGATGTGGACGAGCTGGCGTTACCTTCTGCGTCTTTCAGCCCCTGCTTATATGCGGTGTCTTTGATTGCCAGAGTGACAAACAATTCCATCACATTCAATCACTCATCACCACCAATCCGGCTTTTTTAATGACGTCCGCGGCTATTTCTTCGCCAGTCTTTGTTACTGTTTGCTTTTTATCGCTATTAATTAAATCAAAAAATGATACATAGAGATATTTCCCACCGAACGCCTGCGAAATGCTTTCGGTTACATATTTCAGCCCATCGGCCATGTATCGTTTGTAAATTAATTCCTCTGTGTCGTCTAAAATCTTAGCCTTGACGTACAGCAAGAATCCCTTTACGCTTCTTCCTCTGTATTCTCCTGCGCATCGCCAGAGGGTTCTTCTGCTGCGCTTGTTGGCGCTGAGAAAAAAAGCTGACGTACCTCCGGCTCATTGATGAGGTCAACCATGCCTTTGATAATGTCCATTAATTTATGCTTTTTCTTGTATTCCTCAACACTTTGCAATTCAAACGCTGCTAAGATTCCAATTACATCATCTTTGTGTGTTTTTAACAGCCTAGGAGCTGTTTTAGCACCCCTAGCAAAGACTTTGATATATTTCTCCCCTTCCTGCGGTACAAGCTTCTGGCACAGGCTGAGCGCATCATCATCGTCTGCAATGTTACCGATATGTTCGAGGGAGTTCGCAATGGCTTCTAAACCCTGTTCTGCTGTTAATTCTGATAATTTCATGCTTTACCTCCTACGCCGCTTCGCCTGTTTTGATATAAACCTCGTAAGGTACTGTCTCTGCGTTCTTAATGCTGTAATGTCCTGTGTATTCGAAATCAAAATTTCCTTTGGATTTATCATCTGATTTAATCTTAAATCCGCCCGTTGAGAGTGCATTCATAATTTTGATTGCGATAAATCCGGCGGAATCCCCGGAATTTTCGTCCGAATAGTCGCCAATCCACCAAATATCCTTAAAATCTTCTGCCTTTAAATCTGCCCTTGGTGTTACTTTGTTTCCCGCTACGTCTGCCGCCGCCATAAAACTTTTAGCCTGTGCGGTATCCATTGTAACGGCTGTGCCTGATAATTTTACTTCGATAGATTCGATTTCCTTGAGTTCCATCGTGTTTTTAGGCACATTATCAATGTCTTCCCCGAAATCCGTAAAGGATGGCTCCGCGCTAAAGCTACAACCGCCGCTGGTTGCCATGAGGATGTTAGTTGCTATTATGGCACCCGTTTCCGGCTCAAAAGCTGATACAATAATACCGGCGTTAATCTGTATTTTTTTGAAAAGGTCAGAAGGTACCTGCGTATACTTCATTTGCTCACCTCATTAAATAGTTATAAATTGCATAGTTATTACTGTGTATCTGCGTACTATCGACGAGTCGGCTTCATCGACCAAAGGGGTCCACGGCTGGTCCTGCGACAGGAAAATAAATCCATCATCGCATTTTACCGTAGTACCTCCTTGCAATCTGTCGCTGATTTCTTTTGCCTTTTTGTTTGGGACTGCCTCAGATTCTGTGTGATACCAGACATTTACGACGCTAGTGGCGGCCGCACCTGTCCACCAATTTGCTATAATCGGTTCGTATGTGATAAAAGGGAAAGCGGTATCTTCCGGCACCCTGTTAGACGGATATGCAGTTATGCCGAAGGATGACCAAAATTGATATAGTGCCGCCGTTGGGGTCATGACGTTAACTCCCACTTCTCCGCCGGGACCTGTGCTATGTCTAAATTAGACGACGCAGGGGTTTCTTTTTCTCCTGCATTTGATGTAACTCTAAAAATTTTTCCGTCTTTTGTTTTTAATACATCATGATAGTCTAGCTTTACTGTTTTAGCTGTAGTAATTGTATATGTTGCTGTTACACCCTCTTTCTCTGCCACCCTGGCAGACATAGAGGTATCTTGGATTATTGCCGCCTGTATTTTAGCACCTTCCACCCACTCGGTGATAAATCCACCCTCGCCGTCAGAAGTACGCTTTTTATCCATGAGTATGCAATCTTGTAAAAATTCATTGATTAAACTCATGCCATTTTCCTCCATGGGTTCAGGCGTGCCCTAAAGGCATCTTGCCACGTGTAGGTCTCGCCTTTACTGTTTGTTGCCCTGCTGTACGAATATCCGCCAAACGATTCCGACTGATACGCTCCTAAATTGCCGTTTTTCGCCTGCCACTCGCTGATTTCGTCCACCAGTGACAAAAACGGTTTGGGGATAGCCAGCGGAACAACTACGCCGTTAAAAGTCTCCTCCTGTAACGGAGCAGTATTGCCTTTGTGGTACTGATAAACCCCGTCATTAAAGATAGAGCCGCTTACTAAATAGTACTGCCCATCTTGTAGCGGGAGGCGAATCGCGGTAGTAGAATAACGCAGGTCTTTAGTATCTTCTGTCACGCCTACATCAAAATTAAGCGTGTCAAAAATCCAATCTCCGATTGTTATTTCTCCCGTGATTGCCGCCCCTTTGACCGGGAAGAAATTGTGAATGTGATTCATGATTTCATAAAGCACTCAATCATCCCCTTTTATTTTCCGTTCGAACTTACTTCCGAAACGGCACTTGATACTTCTGAGATAGTTTCTGTGGTTCCGACAGTAACTACGCAAACACCGTCAAGGTATTCTGCCCACAGCTTCATGCCCATAATGGCGTATGTTTCGCCTGTGGCGTTTGTATAGTTGCCGCCTGCGTGGAATCCAATCAGATTTGTTTCGCCAGATGTTGTGTAGTCCAGGCCAAGTTTTTTAAAATCACTATCGCCGGGATCAATATAATACAAGTCAATATTTTCTACAGGTGTTGCAATAACAGTTTTTGCCGGGATGTAGGCGTCAGGGAGGAGGAACAGTGTAGAGAAACCAAAGAAGTCTTTGATATACTGCAATCCAAACATTGTCTGCACAGTAATCTCTTTATCACCTAACCAGTCGTAAAAATCCATTACATTTGCAAATCCTACGACTTCGGTTACATTTCTGTTCATGCCTGCGAATTTGTTGAGTACAGCACCTTTTGCGATCGCAAGTGCTTTCTGCCATTTCTTCTGCGTACCTTTTAATGTTCCCGTTTTTAAAAATGTGTAAAAATCTTTTAAAACCTTGTTCTGCAGCTCAACCATAAAGGCATCATCTGTCTTTTCGATTGCGACCGTTGCGCCCCATTTTGCCACAGATTCAAGGGATAAAGATTTGGCGTATTTTTCTACGTCAATGTTTTCCCTTTTACTTTCTACAACCTTAAACTGTGTAAAAGGGATTGCTTCTCCCTCGCCCACACTTGCGCCGCCCTGTAAGGCCTCATCTTTCATCTGTGCTTCGTAGGTTACTAAGCTAGTGCCCGGCTCTTTTCTAATAGGTCTAACGATTCCCAAGATGGTTCTTAATGCATCCCAGTTTTTTTCAAATCTTGTTACAAAATCAATTTCTCTCGCTTTGAGAGTGCTATCTGTATTTAATACAGTGCTAGTGGTTACTCCTGCCATTGTCTACTCCTTTCAAAAACCAAAAAGTTCGTGATTTTCAGCGATCGCTTTCTGACGTTCGCCTGCATCTTTAATTTCCATGATTTCTTTCTTGGTCATTTTCCCTGGTTCTCCTCCCGGTGGGTTCGATACATTAGCGCCTTGAGTCGTTTCGGTTGTAATATAGTCGGCATACGCTTCTTTGATGCCTTTTTCTACTTCTGTTGCATTCTCAAATTTGCCGTCAGTTCCGATTTTTAAATTATCAATAGTCTCTTTTGATGCTTTCAGGGCAAGGTTAATTACTTTACTAGACACGCCAGAATCCTCAAGCATCTTTTTGTATGCGGCTTCTTTTGCATTGTAGGATGCTTTCTTGTCCTGTTCGGCTTTGTAGTTCTCAAAGCCTATGTGTTCTTTCTCGTACTTGCCTTTCCAATCATCCTTTTCGTAGTCCTCCAATTTCTTCTGGAGGTCTGGGACTTTCTCCGCATCCTCTTTATACTTACTGATCTCACCCTTGAGACCCGTAACAGTTGCGGAGTGTTCTTCGATAATCGCGGAAACCTGTTCATCTGTAAGTGTCATGCTCTTTAAAAAAGCTCTTGTTAATGCCATTTGATTGCTCCTTTTCTTCGAGGGATTTCTTCCCCTAAATGACTTTATATGTAAATCGCAGTACTTCGCGATTACTTTCTAAATGTTTTTGCGGCTTTGAGGGATTTTGCTCCAAATTTGCCGTCAATTTTTAATTTACATTTCGACTGGAAAATACTAACCGCATCTTCGGTCTTTTCGCCGTATTTGCCGTCAGTATCTAATTTCGAGCCGATAGCCCAGTTTAAAAACTTCTGCAATTTTTCAATTTCCCCTCTTGCGCCTTTTAACACTGTAATACCGTCTAAAAACGCATAGTAGCCGCGTGGCGGCAATTTAGGGAATTTCCCGGTGTATTTAACCTTTTTTGCTGTTTCTTCCTTCTGTGCCGCCGGGAAGTCGTGATATAAAATATTTAAATCAAATTTTCCGCCGTTGCCGGTCGAAACCTTGGCTGGAAACACGCCAGAGCTGGTATACTGCCATGCCATAAGGTCATCTACGTTTGCAGGTTTATAAGATTTGTTTGGTGTCGCTTTAAATGCCATGAGGTTATAGCCTTTGTAATAACGTGCAATCCACCAGTTTTTACACTTGACCTTGTTTTTATCAATGTGCTCCGAAAAATACGACATCCCGGTGTAAACACCAAATTTATAGCCTCTTGACTCAACGACAGTCTGTGCCGCATTGATAATCTCAGCAATCTTTGCTTTGCTTAGCCTTGCCTGCATTTTATCCTCAATATCAAACCAGACGCCGTATTTAAAATACTTTTTGCTGACATTGTCGAGGATGTCGCACACAAGCTCCATGTCTGACTTAGCTTTCGCCACTGTAGTAGCGTATGTGTAGTTATACACGCCCCATGGAATGCCTAGCTCCTCACATTTTTTATAGTTCTCCTCAAATTTTTTATCTTTGCCTAAATCCTTGCGGATAATCTTAATGATCGCACCATCGCAACCGTATTTCTTTACTTTCTTCCAGTCAATCGTGCCGTTGTATGTAGATACATCAATAATTTTTCTCTGTGTCATTTTCTCACCCTTTCCATCTCAGCACATATAAAATCTTCTGATTTCCATTGATAACTCTGTGTATTTTTTTATATGTTCCGCCTGCTTTTTTAGTGTTAGTGCTAGCCTTTCCGGCATCCCACCACACCATTTTGTTGCTCTCGTTTATTCCTGCAAAAATATTGGTATGCAGGCGGTAAAAGCAAATGTCGCCAGGCTTTAATTTACTTTTATAATCCCGGGGTAATTTATTTACTTTTATCAACCTGTATCGTTTTGATATAGCCGCTTTTGTTCCTGTGCCCTTATAGACAACTGCTCCGTTCCTGTTGCAATAAAACAGTTGTCCCGGTTTGAGGATGCCCAATTGCTGTAGGCAATAGCAAACATACGATGCACAATTACTTACCTTTTTCTTCTTTGCGCCCGCCCAGCTATTCGCCACGTTTTGAGAGTATTTAAATTTTTTATCAACAAAATACTCCGCCGTTTCCTTTGCCTTGACGAGCAAAGACAATCTGTCCATTATTCCATCGTTCCTTTTAATTCATCTGCAATGATTGCTGTGTATTCTTTCGCGTAATTTGCCGCCGCCGGTTTTAAATACGGCTGTGCCCTCTGGCCGTTTGTGATATGCCACTGTCCTTTATCGTCCTGATAAGTCCACGGGGTCTTCCGTCCCCCTTTGTAGTACACACCGGTTCCCAGTTCCACATAGGCGGCGTATTCTTCGTTGCTACCTATTGTTTCCGTGAGATTTTCCAAGTCGGTCTGATGTGTAATGCTGTTTCTCAGCGCGCCTGTATCGACCGGACAAAGGTCTTTTGCGTGTCCTTCTGCGGCGGCTCCTGCCTGTTCTAATGCCCTTGCAAGTGCCATGGTGGTTTTAAGTATTACTTCGTCCACGTGACTCACAACATCAATATCCGCCATTATATTCGCCCCCTTTGCGTTGCTAACCATTCGTAGTAGGTCATGTCTTCTATGACTTCGTTTCTGCCTGTCTCTGGGTTTCTGACGCGTATCATTCGCGGTTGTGCTAGTTCGGCGGGTAGTGCAGTTCTCTGCGTACAGCGGCAGTTATAAACTTCCGCCGGGATTCCACTTGGGTCTCCCGGATACATGAGACCGTTTGAGTACGCCATGTTAAACGGTACTTCTTCGCCATCTAGCGCTCTGTGACTGTCTCGTGTCCTCAAGTCCTTTGTTGCTGTCCAGTGTTTCACTACATCAATTCCCATCTGGTAGGCTTCCTCGTATGCCGCCTGCCTGCCCCCGTTCTGCGCTCCTGTAAACGCTGTGCGGGCGTTTCGGATTGCGGCAGTATGATTCATACCTGTAACGTCCTGAAATCGCCCTGCGAGCTTTTTTATACTGTCACCCTGTAAAATTCCTTGCAGTAGTGCATTTTGCAATTTCTTCTTGTTCCAGTGCACATCCTTGCTTTTCAGTACCCTACGCGGTGGAAGAATCTTCTGCTTTTTGACCGTCAGCCGTTTAACTGTGTGCTCGTCAACCAAATTAAACGCAATATCTCCAATCTCTTTTATCTGTCTATCAGGCACAAGGGATTTAATCATATATGCCTCAAAGTTATGATTAATGGCAATCACAAGAGGGGTCTTCTCATTGATGTATGCCGCGGCAATCTGGTTTGACTCTGTCAGCCGCCGCGCCATGTCTTCACGGAGTGCTTCCCACCTCTGCCCTCTGCCATACTGATTTATTAACCATGCTTCAAACTCTTTTTTGGTATACTTTCCTGCCTGGTATGCCGCATATTCTTTGACGTATCGGCGGGAGAATTGTTTAAAATAGTTTCTCGCTTTGCCGTTAAGCTCTTTTTCAGCCTGTTTATATACGTCTGCTAACCGCTTTTCTAACTTTTGTAGCTCCTGCTCTGTCCACTTGTCGGATGGATACATGGTTATTCATCCCCTTCTGGATTATCTTCCAGCGTATTTGGTTCAATCGGCTCCGTGTAGCGGTTATATGATTCTTCATCCAGCTTTTCCAAAATGTCTGGTACTTCTTCCGGTGCAACAAACGGTAATTTTTTCAGAATGGTTTCTTCATCCAGATAATTCGCCGCTTCAAGAATCATATCTGTACGCTCTTTCTCGTTACTGATTCTGTTCCGCTTAAATTGCGGTTCGTCATCAATCCCCGCAAGCTCCAGAATTTTCTCAATCGCATCGCCTATAAAGTACTCAAAATCATCTGCATTATCATCTAGTGGCTGGTATGCGGCGTCGATATGATCATTTGTTGCTCCGGCGGCTATGGTGTGTACATCCAGCGCCCCGAAGTCCTCATAAATCTCTGACCGCATTTGTGCGAGAAACTCTTTTCTAGCGGTATATGGTGGCTCTTGTGTGTATGCTTGCACCTGCCCTTCCTCAGCCTTTGCGATGTGCTGAAATTTGAGCCGGTCCCTGAATTCCGCCAGTTCGTCGTCTGTCATACCGTCAGCGTTAGAAATGAGCCAATACATCTGCGCACAGTCGTCTAAATCATTGGCAAAACCACTTTGTACCGCGTCGTAAGCATCAATCTTCGACTGCATCCCCCTTAGCGTGCTTATATGCCTTTTATTACCAAACATCGGTACAATAGGGAGACTGCTATAATTTTCTTCTCCGATAATTTCGGGTTCCAAATTGTTTGCAGTCTCAATTCTCTGTCTGTATGCCCGTTTGGGAGCGGTCTCTTTTAATTCTCCAAATTTACTCTCTGCACTGTAGGTTGTGTAGCCATCCACCTCGTACAGCACAACCTTAAACGGTTTCTGCTCGTCCAGTTGCCAGAATCTTATGCCCGCCATCAATGCCCCTGTGTCTTCATCCCACATCGGGGCGAACTGCGTAAAAGGAAATTCGTGCACGTGGTCCACATTCCAAAAAAGGAAAGATTGACCGTGAATTAATGCGTTGTAAGCCGCCTCTTTAATCCGTCTGTCGAATTGTTTGCCTAGTTTATCTTTGACACCCATGTCATTAAAAAAGACACCGTTTCCCAGGCTGTACGAACAGCGCTGTGTATTTAATTTGTGAAAGAAATTAGAGCATATCTGTGCGTTAGACGAAAAATTATCTATCTTTTTTTGACCTAGCAGAGTGTAATAAACACGCTGAAATTGCAAGATAGTCTCATTTTCCTGTGCGTCGTACTTGTCCGCTTTTAACGCCTCTTTGTATGCTCCTGTACTCTCGTGGAATTTTATAAACTGATTTATAAATTGCCCTTTGTCTTTTGCGGCAATGAAATCTTGATATGATAAATACATTTGTCGTCACCCTAGAATTGATTTGTATTGTCTTGTTCGGCTGCGCTTGACGAGTTTTAATGTTTTTACAAGATACCTGATAGCATCCATTGCGTGGTCTGACTGTTTTATAACTGCGTCCCTGCCTTTGTCAGCCGCTGTTGGGTCCCATGCATAGATGCCAAATTCCTCAATCGTGTGTGTGCAAGACGGGTCAAACGATAATTTGTCTTGTGTCAGCATCGTCTCAACGTCTGCTATCCCATCGTTAACAGTGTTATCCGCCTTTTTGACCTTGTGCCCTCTACTGCGTAGCTCCACGATGAGAGCGGCGGCGGATGGGTCAACAATGACTAAATCATCTTTCTGCCCGTTTAGTGTGTCCTCTAGCCCTTTTACTAGCTCACTGACTGGCTTCATTCGGTTGTTCTCTCTGCCTGAGTAATAATACTCTCGTAGACAGTGCCAGTTGCCGGTATCCACTCTTTTCTGCCAGATTAAAAAGACGGTGGCGTTTTGCATACCAAAGTCGGAGCTAACAATTATCTCTCCGCTGGTCTTTGCTCTGCAGACGTGTCTTACTTCCGAAAACATATCGTACACAAGCCCTTCTGCTACTGCCCAGTTGCCTAGTATGTATCGTTGATACCTGTGTGTCCCGGAGTACTCTTTTATCAGTTCGTCTACTACCGCCGGGGGTAGGCAGCCATCATGTATGTTGTATGCCTGCTGGAATATATCTGCATCGGAATCCAGAAAGCCCTTAAACCAGTGCTTTGGTCCCGCCGGGTTGCAAGTGCCATCAAAATGACTGTGTGACGTCCTGAGACGGGATTTCAACATTTCGAAAACTTCTTGATTCCACGTTGTCACCTCGTCGCCATAAGCATACTCAATCGTTGCTCCCTGTATTCTTGCAACGTGCTTCTTGCTATCGGCACCTAGTGCATATACTTTTTTGCCAAATAGCTGTACCGTGTTGTCACTGCGTATCTCGCCAACTAGCTCCTCACCCCAAATCTCTCGCATAGGGTCAAGTATGTTACGTTGTAGCGTGCCTCTGGTGTTACCTAGCATCACAGCAAGCCCTAATCCTTTTAGATGTGTCAGACGTTGAGGAATTACGATTGCGTAGTCTACAAACGATTTCCCAGAGCCTGTCGCCCCAGTCTTTACGTTCCAACGATGGTTACAACCTTGTAGATATTCTGCCTGCTTGCTAGTCAATGGCACTATCGACACCCCCAAGGATTTCAATAGCTTTCACCAGTGCTTTGTCGCTTGCGCTCTCTGACCGCGGCTTATCACGCCACTGTTCCGGCTTCCTGTTCTTTAGCCAAAATATTTGTGCTGTTGTATCTGGCGGAACGTGCTTCTTTGTTACTTTTCGCTCCATCATTACTCCGCCTTCGTACTTTTTGCTCGTCTCTTCGTAGCTGTACCCTAGTGCCCGTTGTAACAGGCTTTTTTCCACTTGCCTGTCCACAACATCTTTTCCCTTTTTTAAGGTATCGGCTAAAATTGGAAATTTTTTCTTCCATGTATACAAGGTATCTGGGTTGATGCCGATGTTTGCCGCAATCTCTTTGTCTGTGCATCCATCTCGTGCCCATCCCTCTATTTTTAGCAACCCTTCTTGGGTCATCCACTCTTGGTATTTACTTATCCCATTTGGGGTCACCTCCTAAATACAACCATAACCCCGTAATGAATTGTTTACGGGGTTATATGAAAGGAAAGAAAATATGAAAAAAATCGTTTACACCAGTTGCATAGCGCAACTAGATACAAGTATAAGGAATTGCACCTTAACAGCCGCCGGGGTAAGACTAATAAGCGGCTGGTCTCTAAACACTTGTAGACCCGCAACCTGTATGGAACGTAAGGCACCGTGGGATAGGTGTCTTGCGTACTCTCTTTTACGCGGGTGAGAGTTTACACTTTTACCACAAAAAGATGAGGAGGTTATTTCTCACAAAAAGTTACCAGTACTCGTCCGTACAAGTGTATTGTACGACATTTTTTAAGCCATGTTAGACAAACATAAAAAAGAGAGGGAGATAATTCTCCCTCTCTAATATCCCGCATATTTCCCAGCCAAATTGGCGAAAGCACTAAGCCATCTGCGTATAGTCATTTCTGCATATCCGAGCTTATCCGCCGCCCCTGCTATCGTGTATCTATCCTCGAAATATACCAGCTGTACAGCTTTCATTCTGTCCATTCCGTTGTCCATGCCCTCTGTCTGCTTTATCGCCTTGTTGATAGCGTACATCCACAGGGCTGACTGAGCTGTATTTTCTGCAATTAACTTGTCTGGGTATTTTTTTACTTGTTTTACTGCGTGTCCGTACCAATCATGCTTAGGATTGCTCAATTTTCTTACCTCCGCGCAACCATCGCTAATATCATCATTACTGCTGCATAAATCTTATCTTCTTTTTCTTCTGCCGCCATCCATTCCAGTAAAGCAATCGCTGCCCATATTATAGGCATCACGTTACTTATCACGTTATTTACTGTACTTATATCACTTCCTCCATAAATCACTTGCTTTCCATGCAAGCAACAAATATATTATTGCCAATATAACTACTCCACAAATCTTTTCACTCATATTTACTCCTCCAACTTTCTTCTTATTTCTTTTTCATTGTCTGCAGTCATTGCTACATCAAATATGCTCATCGTTCTATCTCCCCGTTTCTTCCAACTTTTTTAAACCTCACTCTTTGTAGCGCGTCAGGGTACTTTGTTGTATTGACTCCCGAAAAAAATTGTTTTAAATCTCTACTCCATGTAAGCTGGGAAGGTGTAAAGTCTTTGTATATCACTTCTATTTCAAGAGACTCGAAATTTACTACAACGTCCGTTACGATATATAATCCTCCTTTGAAGTGCCTGTATATACAACCAGTCATTTCTTCTTTCAAATATTGAGCGTCCTTCTGAATTTCCATTACGTCGGTAGAACGCCTTGTATCATATACAGCAGTTAACATCTTTCTTCCTCCTTTTAAATATACTCATTTCTTTTTTCCTTTCTTGTCTTCATGCTTCTATACGTTTTTTCGCTTTACAAATAAACTTGTTATTTCCTCCTGTTTAAAAATATGTGAGCGTATCCGTGGCGTTGTTTGCCATCAACTCGACTCGTTTTAAATATCTTAACTGATTCTGGATGTATGCATCGGAGTCTTTGCCTCCGGCCGCTCTCCAGTCAGCTATTCGCTTATCAACATCTTGCAGTACATTAATCGGAATCATATCAAGATTGATATCTTCGAGACTAAGCTGTTTCATCTTTTTGCTCCTTTCATATATGCTCATGCGCCGTTTTGCCTTTGCAATGTTCGTGATTTCGTGTATCCATCTCTTTCGCCTAATTTTTCTGCAATAGCTCTTATTACATTTACAGTTACGCCGTTTCCTGCTTGCTTATATAATTGACTATCAGAATTAACAAACTCTGCTTTTTCAAAATAGTCATCTGTCCAACCTTGTAGCCTAAAGCATTCTTTCGGTGTCAGCCTTCTAATAGCTATGTAGCATTGGTATTTTTCGTACCAGGTTGCATATACGGTCAGCTCTTCTGAAACTTGCACAAAAATCCCTTGATTGCAACTGGTATCTAATGTATTTGCAACATCACGTCCAACTCGCCCTCTTCTTGTTTTACTTCCTGGAACTGATAAATTCACGCTATCAATGCCTACTCTACACTCGGAATAGCCTTGCTTTGTTGCTTCGGCTACTTTTATGCAGACATTAGGTTCGTTTCCATGCGATTGACTTCTAAGTGTTGGCACTTCACCCTTAGGGGTAACACATTTCGCTTTTCTGCCCTGTGGATCAATAACTCCAATCAGTTCGATCCCCGCTCCGTGTCTATCCTGTCCAGTAAGTGTAAACATCGGCTCACCATTTTCTTTGAACCTTCTTCCGTTCTGACGTTTCTCTGCCTTGTCTGGTGTTAATACCGGAATTGCGATACCACTATTTTGCGCTTTATACGTTCCGTATCCTTTTTGGTATCTCGCTTGCAAGCATCTAGCAACGCTAGTTGTTTCTGTTCCACTATTGCACAAATCTATAAAACACGGCAATGCTACATGATGCCCTCGCCCACCACCTTGACCAGTATCAAGAGTTTCTGTAATTCCATCAGGTGCAAATACCTGCGTATTTCTTCTGTAACCGTCCCTGTGACCTATTATTTGAATATTATCTTCTCTGTCTGCTCTTTCGACAGGAAATACTTCTGCGGAGCCTCTGCCTCTAAGATGCCCGATAATGAAACACCTTTCTCTGTTCTGTGGCACTCCGAAATCTTTGGAGTTGAGCACCTGCCATTCTGCATCATACCCCCTCTGCTCCATTTCAATGAGCAGTCTGGCGAAATCCCATCCTCCATTAATACTAAGCAAATTCTTAACGTTCTCAATGAAAAGGTAAGTGGGTCTATTTTCTTCTTCGAGTTGTCCGATAAGGTACATAACTCTGAAAAACAAGCTTGAACGGTTTCCTTGAAACCCGAGTTGCTTTCCTGCAACAGAGATGTCTTGACATGGGAATCCGAAACACCAGCAATCTGCTTTTGGAATGTCTCCGGCATATACTCTTCTAATGTCATTTGCGTACCACTCTCCATTCCTGTATTCCTCCTTTAGTATTTCTTTTTGTCGCTGTTTCAACGGCATTTTGCTCAAAAATTCTCTTTGTTCCTGAGTAATCAGATGCATAGATGTGTAGCTCGCAACCGCGAATTTGACAAATTCGCAAAAGCCAACACATTCATGTCCTTCCAGTTCCATGCCTCTGCGGAACCCTCCGATTCCGGCAAAAAAATCAATAAACTTCATTTTCTCTCCTCTTAAATATGCTCATGTGGTTCGACCGGTTCCCAGTGCTTTTCAGCCTCCTGCTCAATCAATCGGTTATACTGCTCCACAAATTCGTCCTCGCTTATTTCACCCTGCATGAATTTTTCTGATATGCTCATGTAGGTGTCTGGTTTTGTTGCACTGTTGTCCATTTACTCCTCCTCTTCGGTGTCAATAAGGTCGAGGACATCAACTCCCATGATTTTGGCAAGTCTTCCGACTGTTTCCGGTTTAAGGTTGCGACCGCTTACTACGCCTCGTAGTGTACCATCGGGAAAACCTGCTGCTAAGATTTCCTTTCGTCCCATACAGGTTCTCGCTTTAGCAAGTTCAAACTTTTTTCTGTTTACTTTCATTTTCTTTCCTTTCCCCTCCGGAATAAATCCGGAGGAATCAATGGCATATAGCTCCTCATGGAACCGTTAACGTGTTACTGTAATGTGTATCTATCCTTAACCCCGGAGGGTGTCCAGCTTATTTTAGGATAACATTATCTATATTTCCGATAACAATCGTTGACTTACCTGTTACGTCAGTCTTAACTTCGAAATCAGCTCGCTTATTATATGTTTCCATCGGAATTGAGATTTCAATTCCACTGTCAGTTATTAAAACCTGTTTTTCTAACTTCTTTACAGTGTTCTCATTGACAACAGTGAAATTATCGTACTGTAGATTATACTGTTCTACCTTTTCATCGAATTCTGCTTTCTTTTCTGGGTTTTTTCCAAAAAGTGTATTACCGATTTCCTCGACATTAAAAGTTTTACGCTCTATGTATTCCTTTTGTAATGCACTTCTCGTATCCATCTTTGTTTTCAAATCTCTACCATCATATTTGTTTGAAATATTATTGATGATATGTGTCAAAATATTCAATTTCTTTTTGGGTGAAAAACTCGTATGGCAGACAAGAAAATTTTCAGACAAATAATAAACTCTCTCGCCATTTACCTCGTATCTTTTTTCTAACAGCTTTATGCTGTAGTCAGACAAATTAATAATTGCCGCTTCCGGTACCCTTGAAGTTGCCGAAATGAGCGAATAATCTCTCGATAGTTCCACATATGTATAATCACCTTTACGAATGCTAGCGTGATTATAATTTCTCTTGTAATTCATTTTTAACAATGCAAGGTAAATAGTCCCTTCTGCCTGGAAAGTCACAAATAATAAATCTGCTGCCGGAATGTTAAGCCCTTCTCCCATAGCAGCATAAAGTTTATTTGCAATTATCCGACTCGTTTCAATAAAGGACGCATCGTTTGATTCTTCCCAAGTTTCCAAGATAGAGTGGATCGGGGAAAATTCCGAATCAAATACGCAATTCTTTGTATCATCACTGGAAATAATCTTGTAAATGTGATTGCGAATAAAATCATGCATCTCTGGACCTGGATTTAATAATGCACTTGACAAAATGCATTCTCCATGGTCAGTATCCAAAATATGTAAAATAGCTTTTCTTATCACGATATCATCTCTTGTTATCATAAGCTCCCCTTTCTGATAGCCAGCGTCAAACATGACGGCCAGCAAGTCTTTGCTCTAATTCTACAAAATCATAATCTCGCTGTTCAAAATTATGAAATCCATTTCTGTTTTCTTGCTTCTGAGTCTCTTACTTCTCTTATTACGCCACCTCTTTGATTGTGATGCCGTATCGCTCAAGCATCAACTTTCTCTTGATGATATATTCCGGATTTTTTCTTGTACGCGGGGATTTTACGTCCTCGACAATAATCTTGCCCTCTTTGTCTGTGTAACGAAAATCTGCCGTATATGATACGGGGCGTTCTGTAGTGCCATCCTCTCGCTTCTGGCTGCCCACAAGGATGTATCTCGGCTGCCGCTCTAATCCTGTAATTTTCCCCGCTTGTTGCATCGCCGCCAGCTCTAAATAGCGATGCATTTCTCTTTTACTATCAAACTTCCCATCTTTCGTAAAAATCTTTTTATTTCTAAATTTATTCACAGGTAATTCCTCCCAAATGTTTTGATAAATTCTTCCCTCGTTCCGTTGTTCTCCTCCCAGTACTTCTGCGCCAGCTCCTTGAGGTACCTGTCTAGTGGTCCGTTGGGATTGCGATGCACTGCCTCGCCGCCGTTGGTATGGTGATTTAAACATAAATAAACTGTAAAACCATACTTTTCGGCTTGTTTTCTGTTGCTGCTGCCATATAAGACGTGATGCCTATGTAAATTTTGGGTTGTTTTGCAGAAAAAACACTCTTTTTTAGTTTGTAGTACGCTATTCATCGCTAGAATCCTCGCTTGTGAAATGATATTCCATTAAATCAGCAATCATTAGGTATTCTTTTGCTATTTTTCCGTTTCGTGTTTCTTTTACCTGTTTTCTAAATCCTTCCAAGTCTCCATGGAAACACCCGCAATTAACCATTATTTTTTTATTTTTGCCCCTATAAAAAGTTGTGCAGCGGAATTCTGTTCCGAAGCCCTGTACTAATGCATAATCTGCGTCGCCGGAAACCCTTGCGTTGCCGGAAACCCTTGCGTTGCCGGAAACCCATGCGTTGCCGGAAACCCATGCGTTGCCGGAAACC